TCGTCAATCTGGCGCATCACGAACGAGCCGCGCTGAAAACGCATGCTGCGAATCTGCCAGCGGCCATTTACCCGCTCGTATTCATCGGTGTACTGGCCGGTGAGGTTCACGATGCTCCGCTCTTTCATATTGATCTGGCAAAACTCCAGATCCCACAGGCCCGTGGCGTTATCGGGGCCGGTGATTGAAATCTGCGGATTATGGCCGTGGTGCATGTCCTGGATCGCGGGATTCTCAACGGCCAGTCGGGTGAAGGTCGTGACCCAGTCTTCGCGGTCCGTGAATGGCGGAAAGCCATCGGCCTCGATCACGGCGCCCTGCGCCACAAAGCACTGGCGCATGGCATCGGCCTGCTTGCGATCGCAGGCGCGCAGATACTGAGCCTTCAAGGCCTGTATGGCTTGAATGTCTTCAAGGCGCTGGAGCCGCTGCTGCAGATCCGCCAAAGCCGCTTCACTCATGGTTTGTCTCCCGGTTGTCAGAACCCGGGATTCTGGAAACTGCAGCGCCGGGCGAAACCTGCATTCGGACGATGGCAAGAAAAAAGCGGTGCCAGGGCACCGCTTTGTGAGCCAGAGGCCGGAGCTCGCGTTCAGCGCAGACCTGTGCCCGTGCCCTGATCGTCCTTGCGCTCGATCAGCTCGATCTTGTAGCGACTGGAATTTCTGATTGAATTTTCAAGAATTTATATATATATCAATGACTTAGGTTGCGCCGGAAAACTGATAGTCGGCTCAAATACGTTGAAAACCTGCTCCAGCCGCCACAAAATGGCGGCCAAGCCTCCATCAGACGCACGCAGTTATTAGATGGATCGAGAACACAGGAGCACAGTTTCATGGCCAAGCCACGCCAAAAAGCATCAGGGAAATGGGAAATCGGTTTGCGGCATCCGTCGCTACCCCATGGCCGTAAATATTTCACTTTCGACACAGAGGCAGAAGCCATTGCCTATTCTCAGCAGTGGAGGCTCATGAAGGACGCCGGACTGCCGCCGCCTCGCGAACTGCTGGACGTCGATAACGGCTATGGAAACATCCGCCTATCACGTGTCTTGGGTGAATGGGAGCAGAGCGGTTACGCGGCGCCAACCCAGATCCTCACGATCTCAACGGTGAACCGTGAGGTGGGCACGATCAAGCTGGCCGAGGCGTCATACAAATGGCTGCAGGGCTATATCCAGTGGCTGAAGGTCGAAAAGCAGCTGACGCCCCAATCCATTCGACACCGGGTCCAGTGCCTGGGTCGGGCCATCGATGAGTACCTGCGCAACCACCCGGCCATGGTCATGCAGAACCCCACGAGGCTGCTGCCTAAGGGCTACTCCACTTATAGCGACATCGACACAAAGCTATCAGTGGCCAAGGGCGGTGAAGCAAAGGCCAACGTGCAGCGAGATCGCCGGCTGAGAGTCGGGGAGGAAGAGAAGATCATTCAGGTGCTGTCCGGCTACGAGCGGCCAGACAAACCGCGGGGCCTTCAGCTGCAAGGCGGTAATGCGCTGCTGACTTTGTTCCGATTGATTCTTGGCACTGGTCTGCGCCTGAAGGAGGCGGCCACGCTCAAGCGCTCCCAATTGGATATGGACTGCAAAGTCATCCGGGCCCAGAGCTCCAAGCAATGGCGGGGTAAGGTGGCGTTTCGGGATGTCCCCATATCGCCGGCCGTTCACAAAGCACTGGCTGACTATCTGGAAACGCGTGCCATGCTGCCAGGCGCATGGCTATTCCCATTTATGGAAGAGGGAGGGGTAAAGGAATACCGGACCGTGAGCAGCAGGCTGTCGGCCCGATTTCGTATTGCGTTCGAGTACATGGGGATCATGGATCTCCACGAACACGACTTGAGACACGAAGCCACCTGCCGGTGGCTTGAGATGAGAGACGCAGGCGGGAACTTCTTGTTCCGCCTGGAGGAAGTAAACCGGATCATGGGCTGGGCACCAGGCTCAGCCATGGCCCACCGGTATGCTAGTTTCAGAGCCGAGGACATGGCCGCTAAGCTGTGGCAGACCTCGGTAGGGCCGGCGGCTGCTGCCGGCGCGGTTTGATAGGGCGCACGTTCGGCGCGGAATGGGAGCCCTTCCCTCGTTCAGCGCGCCTGTTTTCAGCTTCGTCCCGGGCGCGCTGTGCAAGATAGCTCAGCAGGTCGGCCCGAATGAAAACCCAGCCCCTCCCGATCTTGAGCCCTGGAAGCTCGCCATTGCGAGCCATTTCCTCCACAGTCGCAGCCGTGCAGTCCAACAGCTTGGCACAGTCTTCTGCATTGATCGTGTCTGTCATCTCTTCTCCATAAACAAGAACCCCGCTCAGTGGCGGGGCTCGTAGTCGTCAAAATCGGGGATAGGGGCGCGCTTGTCACGGCGCTGCCGTGATCGTCGGGATGCGGTGCTCATTGCATGCTCCATGAAATGCAGGATCCGGCGGTGCAGCGGCCCGAGGTCAGGCCGCTGGTCAGGACGGTGAAATTGAGACGGCTCTTGCAGCGCGGGCACTCGAGGTGCCCGGCGACTTTCTCGGCCGGGGCGAACTTGGGCGGCGCGCAGTAGGTGCGCTTTACCTTGGCCAGGGCGGTGCGGATGTGCGGCGCCATGGCGCTGAAAGCGGCGGTGGTCACTGGGCTGCACCTGGCATAGTCAGTGCGATGGCGATGGGCCTGACCCAGATCGGCTGCGCTGACAGCAGGAAGGTTTCGCCGGCCCACGCCAGTAGCAGCGTCTCGCCCATGACGTGGGCAATGGCCTCGCCGGCGGCGCTGGGCACGGCGTTGCCAATGCGTTCGCGCCAGGACTGATCGCTCAGGCCATCAAGCTCGAGCATTTCCTCAGGGTCGACCAGGCTCTGCAGGGCGGCCAGCTCCAGGGTGGTGAATGGCCGGTGCCAGGTGCCGTCTTCGGCCACGATCCGACAGACCAGCTTTTCCGCCGGCGCGGGCATGGTGCGCGGATCGGCAACCGTCCATCGGCCGTTGTCGTGACAGGCTGCAGCGCTGACCGCGCCGGCCGACGATTCCCATGGCACGACTCCGTAATGGCCGCCGGTCAGGTAGTGGTCGCCAGCCTCGCGGCGCATGCCGGGCCGTGGATCGGCTACAGCAAAGGCGCCTTGGCCGGTGGTGCTGCCGCTGATCACTGTGCCGGCCGCCTTCTGGAAGTCGGTCACGGCGTATTTGCCGAAGCTGGGGCCGGTGCGCCGTGGGTCTGCTACGGCCTGGCCTGTGCCGTGGGCACTGGTGACGGCCATGGATGCCCTGTCCCAACGCACGATTCGGAACTCATTGCTGTGCTTGGCCGGGCCATGGTGGCGAGGGTCTGCCACGCTGTACGTTCCCTGGCCAGGGCCTTGCTGACCTGCCACGGTGCCGGTGCTGCCGTCCCAGCGGCGCACGCCGTAGGCTTGGCCGTCTTTCCACAGGGCTGACTGCTCGAATCGCGGATCGGCCACGGCGAAATTGCCGCAGCTGGGCCGGCCCTTGCCGGTCACAGTGGAGCTGTGCCGGGTCCAGTCCTGCACGCCCAGCATTCCCCGATGCATTTCAGGCACGATCAGGTAGTCCCGCAGCTGGCCGTCCTCGATGGCCAGCCGGTTCAGGCTGCGCCAGTCGGAGCCGGCCTCAACGAACGCCAGCCGCACCCAGGTTTTCCACTGCAGGCTGGGCACGCGGTGCATGGGTCCGGCGCGAAGATCACCTGGCAGCAGCATGCGCCCCAGCACGTCGCCCACGGCGCGCAGCGGCTTCGCATCGGGCTGGTACAGGAAGGGCGGCACCTTCTCGATGTGCCGGGCCACCAGCAGGAAGCGCTTGCGGCTCTGGGCCAGGCCTCCGATCTCGCCGCAGTCGTGAGTAGTTTCGGCCACCGCGTAGCCGTAGGCGCGCAGCAGGGACACGATCTGGTCCAGCAGGTGGCGGCCGCGCGTGGCGATACGGGGCACGTTCTCGAAAATGATCAGCTCCGGCGGGTCATCGTGCCAGGCCTCAAGCATCAGGAACACCCCGCGCAACGTCAGGCGGTTCAGGGCCTGGTACTTGTCGGTCTTGCTCTTGCCCTCGGACAGCAGGCCGGAGAAGCCCTTGCAGGGCGCCGACAGGAAAACGATGTTCGGGCGCTCGCCGCCGGCCGCGCGCTGGATATCGGCGGCTGTTGCCTCGCGCCAGTCCGCCGGCGGCTCGCTGCCGTGGAAGGTGCGGTACTGCTCGCGGTCGAACAGGTCCATGACCGTACCGGGCACGCCAGTCAGGCGCCCAAAGTCGCGGATGCTTGCCGCGTCCACGTCGATGCCGCCCAGGCAGCGGAAGCGCGCCTGCAGGTTGCCCACGCGCGGGCTGGCGCGGTTGAAGCCGCGGGCACCGCCGCCCAAACCGCAGAAGAGATGGAAGTGCTTGATTTCTTTGGTGATCATCGTTGTACCAATGAAAAAGCCCGCACAGGCGGGCATGGGGTGGACAGGGGAATCAGGACAAGGCGCAGTGCGCCCTGTGCTCATGCCTCTGGGGGATGTGGATTACTGCTGGTCGCCAAGCACCGAGTCGGCGAATGCGTCTTCAGGCGTGCGTTCGGCTCCATCGCCTTCTTCCTCTTGATCGCCGCCCAGGTCCAACTGGCCGCTGCCGTTGTCATTTCCCGCCGGCGGCGTGTCAGGCTTTCCAGCGCGGTAGCCCTTCTTCGCCTGGATCAGTTCGCCCGGGGCCAGCAGCTTGATGGAGATCTCGCCTTCGGCGGCCAGGCCGGAGAGCTCGCCGAACAGGTCGTTGTTCTCCAGCTCCTCGCCGTTGTAGGAGATCGTTCCCTTGATCGTGACGCTACCGCCTTCGGAGAGCTCGTACTGCAGGCTGGAGAGCACCGCATCGGTGAAGTCGACGTGATCCTCATCCAGGCCCCAGTCCCAGATAAAGCGGTATCCACGCCATTTCTGGCCCTTTCCGTAGTGGTAGAGCAGGGGCAGCTGCGGGTGGCGCAGATCCGGCAGGGGGAAGTCAAAGCCTGGCATTTCGTCCTGGCCGTCCTTCGCCGCCTTGTTATAGAAGTGGTGTTCGCGCAATCCGGGCTCAATCAGGTTGAGCAGCAGATTGCTGCCCGTGAGCGTCCACGAAATGTCGATCGCGCGGACTTTCTCCTCGCCGTGCAGCTCGCGGCGCGGGTTGGCGTTGGTGATGGTGACGCTGGTTGGGTCAGCGAGTTCAAATGCCATGGTGTTCCTCTGGTGGTGGTGTGATTGGGTCAGGCGGCCTTGGTGGCTTGCTGGTCCTTGACGGCGAAATAGACCTCCATGCAGGCCTTGGTGTCGGCGCCTGCTGTATGCGCGCCCTCGAAGTCCTTGCCGAAGAAATGGCGGTAGGCTTCGGCCAGCTTCGGGGTCTTGAAGTTGTTGAAGCCAGCCTTGACCATCTTCTCTGTGGGTGGGAGCTGGCACAGGGGCGTGGTCATGACCGCGGTGCACTCCGAGCGGCCGGCCTTCCATTCATTGGACGGTGGGATGGCGAGGTTTGGATCTCGCGGGTCCACGAAGCGTTTGGCCGCAATGCGCAGAATGCGGGCATCGAACTGCTCGTTGTGAGCGATGCGCAGGCGGTTGCTCCACATGGACAGCAGCATGTCCACGGCAGCTTCTTCCGGGATGCCCAGGTCGTAGGCCTTTTCCGTCGTGATGCCATGGATCGCGGCCACGTCGTCGGGGATCGTCCAGCCGTTGGGCTTGATGATCACGTCGATGCTGGAGAGTACGGCGCGCGTGTCCAGGTCCACCAGATTGGCACCCAGCTGAACCAGGTGGGGCTGGGCCGGGTGCTCGCTGGGTTCACGGAAGAGGGGGAGGCCGGTTGTCTCTGTGTCATAGAAGAGAGCAGGGGTCATATCGGTCTTTCGGAATGAGATAGGCACAAAAAAGCCTGCTGGGTTAGAGCAGGCTTGCGATGGGTGCTATTGCTTTGATTAGTTCAAGGCATCCTTGAGATGCTTGCCGGGCTTGAACTTCGGCACACGGGCTGCGGCGATGGTGACCGACTCGCCGGTACGCGGGTTGCGGCCGGTGCGGCCGGCACGGTGGCCCACGTCAAAGGAGCCGAAGCCTACGATCTGGACGGAGCCGCCTTGTTTCAGCGTGCGGCGGACGCCAGCGGTGAAGGCTTCCAGTGCGCGGCTGGCTGCAGCTTTGGAGATTTCAGCCTCGCGGGCGATGTGTTCTATCAGTTCGGCACGGTTCACGGTGAAGTCCTCATGTTGTGCCAGGCCCTGGTGGGCCAGGCGGGTTTTTCGGGCGTGGCCCAGGTTCACGCAGCAGCTGCCACGCATTCACGGCCCAGCTTTTCCAGGCGCAGGGAGAGCGCCAGGCAGAGCTTGGGGAAGTTCGCTTCCAAGACATGCACGCCGCGATCGAGCTTGTAGGGCAGCTTCAGTGCGTCCAGCGTAGCGGCTGAAATAGTGACGGGAATATCGGCGTCCTTCAATCGGGCGTTGATCTGACCCATGGTCATGGTTGGGCCGTCGTCAGCAACTGCCGGAGCGACCGCGGCGCTGGCCCTGGCCGTGCTGATCGCTTGCCGGGCGTCGATGCTGGCCACGCCTGTTGCAGCCTGCTCGGCCGCCAGCCCGGACAGGTCGGCGGCTAGAGGCGCGGCCAAAGTGCCGTCGTGCCAGGCATTGGCGATATCAGCCTGATCCTGCTGAGCCTGTTGCTGGACCTGTTGGCGCTGTGCGGCTGCCTCTGCTTGGGCCTTGGCCTGTTCCTCAGCTCGAATGCGTTGGCGCTCGGCTTCCAACTGGCGGGCTTGTTCCGCGGCTTCGGCCTGGGCGCGAGCTTCGGCTTCGCGCTTGGCCTTGGCTTCCTCTTCGGCGCGGATGCGCTCGCGCTCGGCCTCCAGGCGCTTGGCCTCGGCCTGCTTGTGCTGCCCGATGCGCATGGCGGCCAGGGCCTGGAAGTCCTCGGCCGGCTTGGTGCCGACGGTCGGGAAGTCGGCGAAGAGGCCGATCCAGTCCGTGCCTTCTTGCACCAGGTGCTGGCGGTTGGCCTCCAGGCGCTCGGCCAGACCGTTGGCCTCTGCCTTGGCATTGGTCAGAGCCACGGCCACGGCGTCTTGCATATTGCTCAGCGACTTCTTGCCCTTGATCGTTTCCGCAAATCCGCCTGCCATCCGAGGCAGCCAGTTGGCGCCCAGGCGCTGGTTCAGGGCAGCGATGTAGGCATCGAGGTCCTGCTGGGCGCCCAGGACAAGTGCCGTGCGGCGGGAGTCCTTCTCCGCGGCGACCACCTTCTCGCGCGCCAGCCGCGTGGTGCGAGCCAGGTTACGCAGGTCGGCCACGGTGCGACGCAGCAGCTCCACGTCGCTGATCTGGGCCAGGGCGCCAGACTCGGCCGCCTCCAGCATGTCCTCAGCCTTTTTCAGCGCCTTGCACTCCGCTTCCGCGTCGGCAAACTCCTGGTCGGTGCTGGGCTTGGCCACCATGCGCTCGATGAAGCCGCGCAGGGCATCCCCGAATTTGTCCAGGTTGGACACCACGGCCAGGCTGCCCTGCAGCTGCACGGCCACGGCCGGCAGGCTCTCCACCGGCTCGGCCATCACGGGCTGGGCCTGCGGTGCGCTGGCGTCGTAGGCTGCCACCTCTTGCAGAAATTGGCGCCAGTGCGTGACCACTGCCATCTTCTTTTCCATGCTGGACTCATACCAGCAATGCACGGTGCGCTCAGGTGTGCCATCAGAGCAGGTGAACAAGGTACGCTCGGCACCGCTTACCAGTTGTTGCTGGTCCATCTGCACGGTGTAGTTTGCCGACAGATTGTTGGTGCGCACTTGCTCGGCCAGTGATTCATTCCACAGCTTGCACTCCCAGCTGATTACCCCGTCGAAGGAAAGGCCGTCCATGCTGGCCAACAGCGGCAGATCGTCTGCCACTGCAGTCATGGTCACTGGCGACAGGTCCTCGCTTAATAACTCTTCGGCCAATGGGCGAGCCAGAGCCTCAATGCGGTGACCTTCTGCAAAGCGTGCCAGCGTGTGTGCATCGTGCTCGGGCGTGATGCCCGTGGCTTTCTGTCGCAGCAATTCGCTTCGCTTGAGGTACGTGCTGACGGCTTGAGCGGCAGGCGCCTCTGACGCGGTTGGGTAGCCTGTGCGCAAGGACAGCCACTCCTGGCTCCCTTGCTGTACGGTGTGGGTTTTGCGGTTGGTGATGATCATTTGATTCCCCTAGAGGTAGCCCATACGAAGTTCTGCCGATCGCCGGATGCAGCAGGCTTCGAAGAAGTCTTTGTTGAACTTGATGTATTTGCCTCCGCAGTGCACGGAGAATCCGCCACGATGAGGAGTGATGCCTGCGATGCCGATCTTGTTGGTTCGATTCAGCCGGCGATTACGCTGGTTCAGCGATAGGCTGACCACTCTCAGATTGGAGAGCCGGTTGTTTAGACCATCACCGTCAATGTGATCAACGCACAGGCCAACAGGAATGGGGCCATTGACGAGTTCCCATGCCACGCGATGCGCGTAGTAGCGCCGGTGATGCAGCACGAAAGAGCGGTATCGACCATCGTGCTTGACGCTGCCAACCTCATTCCCTACAACACACCCGGGGCCACCTCGGTTTGCTTTCCACAGAAGGCGTCCCGTATCGGGCTCGTATACCAAGTAGTCGCAGAAGCCAACCTTCACGACTGCTCCAGTTCTGCCACGCGGGCTTCAAAGATTTCGGTAACGCGATGGTGCTCGGCTGGGTCGGCGATGGCGTCAATCAGGCCGCCGCGCTCGTAGACCGCGTCCAGGGTTGTCGCGGCGTTGATCTCAGCGATCAGCTTCTCGGGGTCCACTTCGGGTAGGTCCGGGCTCTCGGTCTGTACCGGCTGGGAGCGCTTCTCGACCTCGACACGCAGCTGCTGCTCTTGCTCCGGCGTGACCTTGGCCTTGCTGTTGAGCCAGGCCAGCACATCGGCCAGCGGCTTGCCGGCGGCGATGCCGTCTACCCACTTAGCGAGGCCGGCCGCCCAGCGGTCTGCGGGCCAGTCCGGCTGCACGACCTCGGCTTGGCCCATGTCTACCGGTTGACGTTGCTGGCCGATGGGCTGAGCTTCGACGATGCGCTCGGCTTCGTCCTGGTCGTAGATACCGCCGTAGCCAAAGGCCAAGCGTGCGCACTGAATCATTGCCTTGTGGCGCAGCATGCGCTTTGGATGGGACTGCCAGGGTCCCGTACCGCGCCTGCATTCGGCCATCCATTCCGTCACCTTGATAGGGCGGTTGCGGTCCTTGCGGAAGATGACACAGGTGCAAGACTGGTCATTCTGTTCAAACTCGATACCGTCGAATTGCGGGTGCGAGTTGATGATCCGGCTCCAGCCATCAACTCCGACCACGGGCACGATGCCATTGTTCTTGTCGGGGAAGGCGTAGATTTCCTTCGTCCAGGGGTTCAAGGCGTACTGGTTGGCCACCACCATCAGGGCCGTCATCTGGGCGTCGGACACTTGGCCCTTGAAGGCCGTGGCCTTCAGTGTTTCGATCAGGCCAGCACCATCGCCCATATCCAGGGTGGTGGCGAGCTTTTTGGTCAACGTGACAAGAGCACTGCTCATGAAAACCTCACTTGGGTGATAAAAGCGGAGAGGGCGGCAGCGCTGCTGGCCACCCAGAAAAGAAAAGCCCGGGCGGCGCCGGGCTTGGGATTGGGTTGGTTCATGGTTTCCAGGCCAAGGCGGCGAAGGTTGGAACGATGAGCAGGAGGGCGATGGCTTCGCTCACGGCTTCTCCCTCAAACATTGAACGGTCTGCGGATCAATCCATTCAGCATGCATCCCTGGGCATAGCCAGGCGCTGGCGGCAGCTCGCTTGAGGTCAGCTGCGGCTGTGGTTGCTGGTGCATCTGCCGCCTGCACGCTGCAACCAGCCAAGCCGGCGCACAGCACGATCAGCAGCAGGGCCAGAAACAACAAAGCCCGCTTGTTGGCGGGCTTGCGTCGGCGCGGTAGGTGCTGGAGTTGGATGGGTGGACTCATTGCAGTGACTCCATGTGTGCGGTGTAAATGGAAAAGGCGTATTTCTTGCCAAACCAGTCCGCGATGCGCTGTTTGAGCTTCTGCATGTTCTCTTGGCACGGGCAGACCATCAGCTCTGCATAGGCATCTGCGGAGTCGTCATCGCTGGCCACGGCCTCATGCATCACTTCGTCCGCTGACCAGCCGTAGTCGGCAAAGATCTTGTTCTTGAACCAGTCGCCGGGCTTTGCGATGGCCTGGAGCGCTGCCAGCACGATTAGCGGCGCTTGGCGTGCGGCCTCTTCGTGCAGCTCGTCTGCCGCCTCTTGCTCATTTTCCCAGCGCTCGGCATCGGCATGGGGGTTTACGGACATCAGCATGGTTTACCTCCTGATTTGCGAAATGCCTTGCTGAGGTGCAGTCCCTCGATGGCATGCCCGCGTTTGAGTAGCGCTCGACAGATAAGTGCTTGCTCGTTGTGGCTTGCACTGGCCTGCCGTACCAAGCCGAGATAGCTGTTGCCGCTGGCGTAGACGTCATCGGAAGGCATGCTCTCGATGCGCGCCAGCGCTTGCTGCAACGTGCGTGGCCTAGTGGTGCGGCGCCACGGGTGGATGGTCTGGCCAACGTAGTCGATGCCGCGGCTGACCGGCTGCAGCACGGTCTTGCGTGGATTCAGCCGCAGGGCAAGAGAGGGCAGGAAGTTGTTGATGCTGTTCAGCGCGCCATTGAGCCACTGGGGTGACTCGTGCAGCAGCACCATGTCATCGACATAGCGTGTGTAGTGCTTGGCCTTGATGCTGTGCTTGGCATGCTGGTCCAGTTCATTGAGCAGGACATTCGCAAAAAACTGGCTGCTCAGGTTGCCGATGGGCAGACCGCAGTAGGGTGCGGCGTTGGCAAGGCGCTTGTGCGCAGGCACGGCGGCCAGTGTCTCCGGGCTGCCGCGCTGCACAAAGTCTGCGCGCGGGTCATTGAACAGAATGATCTTGGCCAGGCCTCGCCACCAGCGCTCTGGAATCTGCTGGATCAGCAGCGGCCAGACAACTCGTTTGTCGATAGAGACAAAGAAATTGGCCAGATCGATCTTCAAGTAATACCCAGGCACTGACCAGTTCTGCGTCTGGCTGCGTACCTTGGCCTCCAGGCGCTTGGCGGCATACAGCGTACCGCGCCCGGGGATGCCTGCGCATGAGTCTACGATAAAGCGGCGGTGAAACCGGTCGGCAATCTGGTTGTAGAGCAGATGGTGCACGATGCGGTCCCGAAATTGGGCGGCCCAGACTTCGCGTGGCCGTGGCCGGCTGATCGCAAAGCAGATGGATGGGCCGGGCCGGTAGCTGCCATCCTGCAGCTCTTCATGCAGTTGCATGAGGTTGTGCTCCAGAGCCTGCTCAAAAAGCAGTGCGCTGGCCGTAGTGCGTTTGTGCTGGCGGCAGTCAAAGTAAGCCTGCACCAGCTTCTCGAGCGAATAGCCAGTATCCATAGCGTGTCTCGGTGGAATCTGCGGACGGGACGAACACGGAACTCGTTGTTCCGGTTGTTGTTGTTCGTGTTTCCGTTCTCAAAATCGACGGCCCAGGTGTGCCGAGCTGATCACGTCGGCCCGCCGATACTTCAGTGGGTAAACTGCGCGGGATCACTGCAGATGCGTCTGCCGATATCCCTGCTGCGCCTTTCGGTGGGTTTGTGGCCCAGCGGCTCGACCAGATTCCAAGGCGCTTTGGCCGGACTGCCTTGACGGTCCGGCAGCGTGCGCACGTTCCGAGTACTTCTGCCAGCCTGTGGCTTGCTTGCCGATGCTGTTCGTAATGGCGATGGCACGGCTGTACTGATTGACCGAAATCAGTCGCAGATCCACGGCCAGGCGCAGCGAGAGATTGACGGTCTCAATTTCCATGCGCATACGCTGCAGGATCGCGGCCTTGTCCGCATTCGTGTTGGCCTCGTAGGTGCGCATGACCAGAGTCATGCACCGGCGCCGCAGCTCGGCGCCAAAGTCAGCCTTGAAGTTCCTGGGCATGTTGGCCACCAGTTGGGTGACCAGTTTGCTCAGGTCGTATGTGGATTTATAGATCTCGGTGTCAGTGTGGAGCGCCATGCCAAAGGCGGGCTACGCCCGCAAAGTGTTAAATCGCTGAAGCGGGAAAACTGCGGACGGGACGAACACGGAACTCGTAGTACCGGTTGAAGCAGTCCGTGCTCCCGTCCTCAAAACCGACGGCCCAGGCCCATCCATGGTGCTCGCTGCGCGACCAGTACCAGTCATCCGTATCGAAGTGCTCGCGGGCATTGATGAAGGCCAGCATCAGGTCTTCCTGACCCGGTGCGCGCCAGTCGCTGTGTCCGTTGATCTCGGCGGGAATGCAGGACTCGACATCAGCGAACTTGATGTTCTGGGCATCGTGCTCGGTGCCACCGGGGATGACGATGTGATGCGCCTGACCATTGATGAGGCGGCTGCCGATATAGATGCCGCCCTGCTCGGGCCAGTGCTGGTTGATTGCGGGTGTGGTGCTCATTGATCGCTCCGTGGTTGGTTTGAGAGAAAAGGGTTGAAGGGCTCAATAGATGAATCTGCGGACGGGACGAACACGGAACTCGTTGATCCGGAAGTTGAAGCGCGTGTAGCCGTGCTCAAAATCGACGGCCCAGGCGTAGTCCTCAAAGCGCGGTGTGCTGGACCAGTACCAGCTATCACCGCCAAACAGGTGCGGCACAGTGGCGCAGGCCAGCTGCAGCTCACGGCGTGCAGGTAGATAGAAGTCGTTGTGCTGGTCGGCGCCGTGTGCCGCTGCCAGCTTGGCGGCTGGGTGACCTGTGCCCAGCTTCTGCGTGTTGTCCAGACCATCCCATTCGGACAGCTCATGCTCGCTCTCTGGACCCCATGCGGCAGTGCCAACGTCCTTGGCAACATCGCAGTCAGAGACGATCAGCCCATAGACTGTGCCGTCATCTCCACGCATGTCACCGGCGTAGAAGCCGCCTTGGTTGGGCCAGTAGTCGCCAATGCCGGGGCGACCGTTTGGCGCGTTTGATGCGCTGGTCTCGGGCTGCTCTTCTTCAGGTGCCGTCATGAAGGCTTGCAGAAGTGCTGCGCCAACGCTTGGAATACCGGTGGGCGCCTGGTGAATTGTGATGTTCACGTTCTCGATATGCAGAGGTGTCATGCTGTCCTCGGTTAGTGGTGAAAACAAAAAAGGCCCGCGAACAGTTACTGCGGGCCAGTGGGGAATAAAAAAGCCACCCGGAGGTGGCGAACTCACAGTGAAGTGAGGGAGGAGTAAGGGGATGGTTTTCAAACCGCAGCGCCCTGACTCAAGACGCTCTGGTTTTCCTCCTGATGTCGCTCAGGAGGCGGCGCCGGCACTGCCGGAGGGCTTTTCTGTTCTTGGCAACCCTGTTTGCCTCATGCGGTATTTCGCGCGCCCCAATTTGGCGCCTGCGTTTTTAGCTATCGCTGGGTACAGCACCCAGCGTGCGACGTTGAAAGCGTCTATGTGCATCGAAGCTGTTGAGGCTAGGGCGGCCTTGCCGAGTGGCTCCATCGTCCGTGCCCATGCACGCGATCCCAGGACTCGCATCCGCTACACACCGGCTCACCCGGCACCAGCATTGGTCTGCATGTCGGTGCTCGGCTCGATCACTTGGCACCCACCGCCCCTTGCTGCCAACAAACCGTTGTGTGGCAAGGGGTCGATGGGATGAATTCTACGGTTGTAGATTTATATTCGTCAACAGTTGTAGAAAAATTGTTGAAAATTTCGTAGTGGTGACAGAATCCAGGAATGAAAAAGCCGCCTCGGTGGGCGGCATGAAAGGAAAGTGATGCCTCAGACTCATCTAGTCCCGAATGAACCTTCTAAGCCCGATTCGGTTAACGCTGGCGCAAAAGCCGCGTCAGATCAACCTCGTGAACTAGCGATACTTCTGGCAACTCTAGAGGAGGCGATTGCTGACGTGGAAAGTGCTGTAGAGCTCTTGGCGCTGCGCATAGGTCCATTGCGCATGGCTGTTCCGACCAATAATTGCAGCGCTGATCAAATCCACGAAAGCGCGTCTTCCCCGCTTGGTGGCAACGTCGTTACCAAAATCAACCGCCTGCGCGGCATTGCTAACCAGATGCACTCAATGATCGACGAGATGGCTATCTAAGGCTGCTAGGTGTTTTCACTGCAAGCAACCATACGCCAGCGGATCGCGCCTTGGCCTTGGGCATGTTGATGATGGTTCTGCGGTGGAAACGTGTGATTTTGGGCAATACCTATTTCTTTACTGCAACCTTCGCACCGGTAGATCCCGCCATCCGGGCTTTGATCGCCGGGGTTGTAGAGTTTGTCGAAGTTAGCGTGGGTATTCTGAGACAAAAAATTAGGGTATTTGTACCAAACCATTTGAAACCTCCCGGAGATGGTTGTTGAGAATTTTTACTTAGAAAGCCTTTAATTCTGTAAGCATTAAATCAGCTGATGATAGATTTCAAATGAGTCTCCTAAATTTGACTATTCAATGAAAAAACACATAAGGTGCTTCAGGTGCGGCCAAAGCATTGGTCTTTCTGAATATCAAACAGATGGACGCAATTTCTTTCATGTCGGCTGTGTAAATCCAATAGTTAAAGTATCTTCAGCCGTCGCCATGAATTTGACGAATTGCAATGGAACTGAAATAACCATGCGTGCTTTGATGGAGCCATCGGTGTGTTTAGGATCGAACACCATTTCAATGAAGCTTCCGTTCTGAACGGCACTTTCGCAGTAGATGAATTTCCCGATAGGCCCTTTTTTGAGGTATGGAGCTATTGCATCCCCGAGTTCTTGAAGACCATATTCAGTGAGTAGTACGCCGCAGACTGACATTGGATCCCCCTTCTAATATTGCTCGCTACGCCACACAGTTAGATGCTCTAAGAGAAACTACGCAGCGACCATGCTCCAACCACGCGACCCTGAATGTGCAGGCGGTGAGGAACTTCCTTCAGCGGCAGTTCTTCGGTCTTGCGACCGTCGTTGCTTTCAATCAGCACATTACCTGTAGCCATTGAGATGCTGAGGCGCTTAACGCGGATCAAATCATCCAGTGTGAGGATGTAGATGCCGTCATCGTTGAATTCAGTGGTTGGTTCCACGAACATGATGTCGCCGTCTTCGATTACGCCGGTCATGCTGCTGCCGCGCGCCGTGAGTACCTTCAGGTTGCGAGGGTTGGCGTTGAGCTTCTGGCGGATGTAGCTCTCCAGTACATCGACAGGCTGAACAGCCTCAAGCAGCGGCACTCTGCCGGGGCCCGCAGATGCTTCGGCCATTACAGGGAGACGGACGTAGCCTTCAGGCGGCACATCTCTGGATGACATAGGCACGCCGACAGGAGTCGGTGCACTTGGAGGGTGTGGTGCTGACATCAGGGCAACCACGTCCAAGTCCTGAGACTCGTCCTCAAGCATTTCCAGAGTCATGCCAAAGCCCTGGGCAATAGCTGTGGCGAACTTCGACCTGCTGCTGTCTCGATTTTCGAGAGCAGAAATCGTTCCTACATCGACACCGGAGCGCTCGGAGAGCTGCTCCAGGGTGAAGTTTGCTTTTTCTCTGTAGTAACGGATGCGTGCGCCGAGTGCCATAGCTGCCAATCATTGAACATTTGTTGAATGCGGGCAAATGCAGTTGTTGAAATATTCAATCTACAACTGTAGAATTTCTGCATGAACTCAATCGCTCAAGCCATCCAAGATGCAGGCGGCCCAGCCAAGGTCGCCCGCCAATGCGGTGTATCGGTGCAGGCAGTCTGTTTCTGGCGCGATGGCCAGAGAGCGCTGCCTGCAGAGCACTGCATCACTCTCGAGAAGATGAACGAAGGCCGCATTCGCTGTGAGCAGATGCTGCCGGATGTGGACTGGGCCTATCTGCGGTCAACGCAGGCTCCGGCTTCGTCGCAAGCACCTGCAGCAGGGGAGGTAGGCCATGGCTGAGCAACCTCTGGACTACATCCCCGAGGACAACCCGGATTGGGTGCCCGGCTTCTTTCTCAATGGCACCCCGCTGCCGCCGTTCCTGCCACCTGTGTTCCACCCGGATGGCGAGCCAATCCGCTTTACGCGCGGCGGCGCTGGTGTGATTTCCAAAAGCGGCAAAGAGGTTCTGCTGTGGCAGCCGGTGATGCCAGTGGAGGAGATCCTGGCGTGGCGCGCGGCTAATCCGAAAGTCGCTTCAAGTGCACCACCGCACTGCGGTTGCCCCCCATGTTGTCCAGAAACACGACGGTGGCTGCTTCCAGAGGGACCGGTTGCTGACTCTTTCTATCCACAAGGAACGGGCGCGTGATGGTGCTCCCTTCCTCTGGCGCTTCTTTTTCCATGCTGGTGTGTCGTATGCAGCGGATGCGCTGTTGGTGGGCCGGGTGCGGCTGCCACTGGATTTCGATCATGGCCAGGGCCTTTGCTGGGACGTTGAGGAACTCCCATTGTGGCAAAGCAACCCTGGCCACCCGTTGCCGGCCAGCGGCCTTGCAAGCACATCAACCCCAGGTCCAGATCGTCGGCCTGGGCTTCGTCCACGTCCCAAAGGGCTGACCAATGCCACTGAATGAACAACAAACGGCCTACGCGCGCGGCCGCAATCCGGAGCTCGAGCGCACAGACCTTCGCGCCAGCGTGCGCAAATTCACCATGGATGTGATCGACGCGGAAGTGAACTACCGCACGCGACACACGGACCCGAGCGCGAGCCGGAATCTGGTCATCAATGAAATCCTGGAGGCGTGGGCTTTGGCTCAATGGCATAGGGCAACTATGACCGTGGCTTTGGCCCCGAGCAATCCGCTGGTCCAGGATTCGCAGGAGCAGCACCATGTCTGAGGTCGTGAGCTTCGAACGCATCCAGCAGCTGGCCCACGACGCGCGCGCGACCGGCACTCCCATTGAACAGGCATGCCCATGGCCCATGGAGTCGCCCGCGGGCCAGGCCTTTACCCATGCCTATGAAGGGCAGGGCCAGGAGTAGGCATGGAGACCCAAATCACCTGTGTCGGCGTGATCAGCGCCGGCGATCAAAAACCTGCACCGCAGCCAGCGCTGGTGGTGCACTTCGCTGAAGTGCCCGACGCCATGCCGCTGCTGGACCAGGCGCTCGAGCTGCGAATTCAGGCCATGGGCATGCTGATGCACGCCCAGATGCTGGACTTCCAGCGCACGGGCAAGGCCAAGCACCGCGGCAAGGCCCAGAGCCACTTGAACGCCATGCAGGCGCTGATTGCCGCCCGTTCACCTGAGCGGCTCGCTGCGATGGAGCGGGCAGTGGGAGGTGCTGGCCATGCGTGACTATTCGAAAGCCGTGCCGAAGATGTGGAGCGACCACAAGGGGCGCACATGGCCTGTGGTGCGCAGCACCCGGCGCCTCAAATTCAAATATCCAGCCCATGCGGCTCTGCGCGCATTCGTCTTTGCTCGGGATGGCTATGCCTGTGTTCGCTGTGGCGTCAAGGCTGTCGATGTGCCAGCTGACTACGACGGCGCTGAAGCTCTGCGAACCAATTCCCGGCTCAGCAGCGGCTGGCCAGACATGCTGGTTGCCGACCACATCCTCACGCTGCGTGCCGGTGGCACCAGCACGATCGAAAACCTGCAGACGCTGTGTGAGACCTGCAACCGTCGCAAGCAGAAGGAAGACCGCAGCGCATTCGAGGCATACCGCGAAAAGGAGGCCTCGAAGTGAGCGAAGCCGAAAACACAAAAGCTACACGCACGCCCAGTCGGTACCGGAAGGTCGAGGTGCGCACCTGGGGCGATGAGAAGTTCCGCAGCCTCTCTGCGCTTCCTCCATGCGGCCAGGGCCTTTGGTTGTTCCTGATTACGGGTCCTCATACCGGCCCGATCCCTGGTCTTTTCCGTGCTGGCCGTGCCGCCATGGCCGAGGAATTGGATTGGGACCTGGAAGCCTTCGACAAAGCCTTTCAGGAAGTCTTCCAACAAGGGATGGTGAAAGCCGACTTCAAAGCCCGCGTCATGTGGGTGCCGAACGCGATCAAGCACAACCGGCCGGAATCCCCCAATGTGGTCAAGAGCTGGGCTGCCGAGTTCGACCTGATCCCTGAATGCGACTTGAAGCGCGAAGCCTTGGAGCATCTGAGGGCCAGTGTTCATGCGCTCGGAGAGGCTTTCGGCAAAGCTTTCAATGAGACTTTCGGGAAGCCTTCCGGAAAGCCTTTGGCGAAGGCTATGCCTAATCAGGAACAGGAACAGGAGCAGGAATTAAATAACGAACCTAACGGTTCTGTCGGCAGCGCCGACGGCAAAGGCGCCGAGAAACTCTCTTCGGACGAAAAGCAGTCCGCTGGTGACAGTGCCGAAGGCAAAGGGGAGGCGGACGGGGCAAAGGGGCTGCCGCGCTGCAACTTCGACGCCGTGGTGGGCCTGTACCACGAGATCCTGCCCGAGCTGCCCAGGGTGCGTATTCCGACGGACAAGCGCCGCAAGGACGTGCGCAAGGTCTGGAACTGGGTTTTGACCAGCAAAAAATCGGACGGAATGCCCCGGGCCACCACTGGCGACGAGGCCATGACTTGGCTGCGCGGCTACTTCGATCGAGCTCGGGAGAACGACTTCCTGATGGGCCGTGGCTACCGCTCTGCTGAGCATGCAGGCTGGAAATGCGATTTCGACTTTCTGCTGACCGAGCGCGGCATGAAGCACGTCATCGAGAAGACGCAAGGGGCTGCCGCATGAACTCCATGACGATGCCGCCTTTGGAGCAGGATTTCGACGCGCCGGCTCAGGCTGTGCCGCTGGTCAGCTATGAATCCGAGAGCGCTTTGGTGGGCTCGCTGCTCTACGACGCGCGCCAGTTCGACGTGATCTCCGACCTGGTGCAGGCCAAGGACTTCGCCGACGAGACGCATGCCGCGGTGTTTGGCGCCATCAGCGCCATGGCCCATGCCGGCAAGCCCATCGACGTGATCACGGTGCACGAGCACATGCAGGGCAGGGTGGAGCTGCTGGCCCTGAACGACCTGCACAACAGCGGGACGGCTTCCCAGTCGGCCGTGCGCCGCTACGCCGAGATCATCCGCGAGCGTGCCTTGAGCCGCCAGCTGGTGGCCGTGGTGACGCAGGCCCGGGAGCTGGCCGGCGACCATGCCGTGCCCATCGGCGAGCGCGTCGACCAAGTGTCGGCGCAGCTGGCCAGCCTGGTGGTGGATGCCCCGGGCGACGAGTGGGTCAGCACCGATGCCGGCATGGACGAGTTCATGGCCGACCTGGACGAGCGCTGCGCGGGCAAGGGCGATCCGTTCCTGCCGACGGGCCTGGCCGAGCTGGACGAGCAACTGGACGGCGGCCTGCGGCCCGGCGAGCTGGTGATCATCGGCGCCCGCCCGTCCATGGGCAAAACGGCGCTGGCCATGACCATCGGCATGCATGGCGCCCAGCTGCGCCAGACCGTGGCCATGTTCTCACTGGAGATGCAGCGCCGCGATCTGTGGCAGCGCCAGGTGGCCATGGAGGGCGAGGTGGCGCTGAGCAAGATCCGCCAGCCTCAGCGCCGCATGACCAACGACGACTATGCGGCCGTCACCGCGGCGGCCGAACGCATCAAGCGCCTGCCGTTCTGGGTCAGCGACCGCACCGGCTTGAACATCAACACGCTGCGCACCAAGGCCCGGGCCCTGAAGCGCCGGCATGGCCTGCGCATGCTGATCGTGGACTACCTGGGCCTGATGGAGGGCACCAACCCCAAGGACAACCGCACCACGCAGCTGGGCGAGGTGACCCGCAACCTCAAGAAGCTGGCCAAGGAGCTGGGCATCACGGTGCTGCTGCTGGCCCAGCTCAATCGCGAGGTGGAAAAGCGCGTCGACCAGATGCCGATCATGTCCGACCTGCGCGACTGCGGCGAGATCGAGCAGGACGCGGACATCGTGCTTTTCCCCCATCGGCCCATCCACCTCAAGCCCAGCCTGGGCGACGACTGGCGCTACTACGCCGTGCTGCGCGTGGCCAAGAACCGGGCCGGCGCCACGGGCGACATCAACCTGCACTACACGGGCCACCTGGTGCGCTTTGGCAACTGGCATGGCGACAAGCCTGGGGTTGGACAACGCCGCCGAGACGAAGATTTTGAATAAAAACAGGAGCAGAGAACTATGATCATCATTGGAATTGACCCCGGATTGACAGGTGCATGTGCAGTGCTGGATCACCTGGGGGTGCGCGCAGTGTTCGATCTGCCCACCATGCCTGTACCTGGGGCTGGGCCCAAGGCGCTGGTGAAGCGCAAGATCGACGGCCGCGCGCTGTGCCAGCTGCTGCTCAAGCACTGCCCGGCCAGCGAAGGCAAGCCCACAGCCGTGCTGGAGAAGGTGAACACCATGGGCGGCGCCAACAATGCGGTGCAGACCCAGGGCAGCTTGATGCGCAGCCTTGGCGCCATCGAGAGCGTGCTGGAGTGCCTGAACTACCCGCTGCAGTACGTGGCACCGCAGTCGTGGAAGCGATCGTTCAACCTGGGTCGCGAGAAGTCGGAGTCGTTGGACGCCGCGCGCCGGCTGTATCCGGCCGCCGCCGGCGAGTTGAAGCGGGCGCGCGATCACAACCGCGCCGAGGCGGTGCTGCTGGCCCACTGGGGCAGGGGAGAGCTGGCATGACCGTACTCGTGACCTGCATCTGCCTATTTGTGGGCGGAGGAGCGTTTGCTTTCGTTGCTGGCTGCCACGATATAGACCTGTCTATCCGCCGCACGGGCTTCTGGGTGATGCTGTCCCTATGGTTCTTCGGGGGGGCGCTCGCTGGCTCGGTGGTTTGGAGGGCAGTCCAATGAGCCGCCTCGTCATCACCAAGGGCCAGGACGGCAAGCTGTGCGGGCTGGACCCTGCCGGCCAGCGCGCCTATGGCCGCTTCAAGGCGGCGGTGGCGGCGCTACAGCCCGGCGAAACCATGGGCTTCACCTTCCGGCTGCCGCGCAGCCCGAAGCATCACGCCTTCTTCTTCCTCAAGCTGCAGCGCCTGCTCGAGCGCACCGAGGCCTTCACCGAGCTGGACAAGCTGCGCGCCTGGCTGACGATGGGCGCGGGCTACGCCGACTTCGTGCCCGGCAGCGACGGCAAGCCCAACGCCATTCCGCGAAGCCTGGAGTTCGACTCCATGGACGAAGCGGACTTCGCAGAGCTGCACCAGGCCGTGGATGCCTTCCTGTGGACGCTGCACGCCCAGGCCGTGCTGTGGCCGGCCATTGACGCCGATCAGCGCTGGGCCTGCATGGAGAGCTTTATGGGGAGCTTTGAACGATGAAGACCGCCCGCAAACAACGCCGCGCGCCCGTGGCCCTGCCAAAGTTCTGGCGCCCCAAGCTGGCCGAAGGCGTGAAGCTGGACGCCAAGCTGATCCACCACGACCTGGTGCACCGCCTGGAAACGGGTGTGGCCACGGTGACCGACATGTGGGACTGGATGGAAACCGGCTTCACCTACAGCCAGATGTTCCGCCTGCTGCAGGCCGACGGCGTGGAGCTCACAGAGGAGGCTGAAGCGGCCGTGGCCGCCCAGCTCGAAAGCTACGGGGCCATCTGTAAGCGGCTGCGCGAGTGGCGCAAGGTGCAGCTGACCAAGGCTGAACTGGAGACCGCCCGGGTGGCCACGCAGGTATTCGACGGCTTGATTGACCTGGATCGCAACGGCATTGCCGTCGCCGCAGCCGAGTGGTCTACGCGGCAAATGGCCCAGCTACGCAAGGCGATGCCTGGATAAAGGAAAGCCCACACGAGGTGGGCGATCCCGGTCTGTGACCTGAGCAATCGCAGTTTACCGGGAGAAGCCACGCATGACCACCAGCACCACCACGCAACCTCAAGACAACCGCGGCAGCGGGGAGATCATTTGGGACACGATCATGGATCTGCATAGGCAGAGCCAGGTCAGCACGCGCGAGGAGTTGGTTTCCATTACCGGTCTGAAAATGACCATCGTGGACGATCATGTCTCGCGGTTGATCGAGGATGGACGGCTGCGCCGTCTGCGGCCCGGTGTATTCACGCCCCTCGTGACCCGGCCGGAACCTGATGCCATTTCCATTACCGATCACCCCGAGGGGCTGGTGATTATCGAGATCGGCGACCAGGAACTGCGCATCAACGAGGCGACCTCTCGTCGCCTTGCTCGTCGCCTGATGGGGGACGCAGTCCAGTTCTCCAATATTCAGAGCCAGCACGACATGGGGGCCATCCTGGCGGAGTTCACTGTTCGTAATAGGCACCAAGCCGATGAGATTCTGGAATTGCGCAAGGTGGTACTGCAGCTTCAGCGGCGGATTCAGGATGGGGATGCGGGCCAGTTGTCACTGATTGCGTGACGTGGGCAGTCCCCCGTGTAGGGTTCGACTCTATATAGAGGGTCCTTGATCATTCTGGGCATGGCGTCTCCCAAGAACACTTTAGATCAGGCCCCCAGCACAGGGGGCGCAGCCCCTGGGGCCTCCCGCTTTCCGGCTCCCGAAACAATCGCCGAGCTGCGTGCTGAGCTGATCCGGACCAAGCAGGTGCCGCACGGCGTTGAAAAGCATCTGGTGCAGCAGTTCATTGAGCTGCACGAGTGTGGCTATTCCGACGATCTCATCCCACTGACACCCGAATGTCTGCTCGTCCGCGAACAGGCATTCAAGTACGGCCGGGCCGACATCGTGGCCTATCACTCTGATGGCAGTGCCAGCGTCATTGAGGCCAAGGACGGCTCGAAGGGCTACACGCATGTCGTGGCAGGTATTGGTCAAGCAACGCTATATGCAGTGCAGCTTGGCCTATCGAAAGGTGCCGTCAAACGTGTTCGACGGTGCTTGCTCTGGTCCAGCACCGGCAATCTCTTTCTGGATGGGCTGATCGATATCGCTTGCGAGCAGGCTGGCGTTGTCTCTCTTCCGATGGCGAGCATGGAGGTCATGCGGGCCACTACGGAGGCAGTTGTGCGTTTGATGTCGGAGGCCCGCGATGGCTGCGCGTAAACGTGTCGACTACGAGCGCATCGAGGCGGGCTGGCGTGCAGGCTTGCTGAGCCCTCGGCAACTAGCCGCCGCCTATACCGAAGAGACCGGGGACAAGGTTTCTCACGCTGCGATCATCAAGTACTTCACCGAGCACGACATCCCGCGCGACCTGTCGGCCAAGATCCACGCCAAGGCCGATGCCCTGGTTACGGCGGCCATGGTTACGGGAAAGGTTACGCCGGACAAGAAGATCCCGGAGAAACGCATAGTCGAAGAGGGGGCGGCGACGGTTACGCAGGTCCGCCTGGCCCAGCGCGTAGACATTGAACGGTGCCGCCGCATATGTATGGGCCTGATGGCCGAGCTGGAGCAGCAGAGCACCAGCCCGGACACGCTCAGCGAAGCCGCGGCCATCCTGCGCAGCGCTCCGGCCGAGGAGCTGACCAAGGATCAACGGGCGAAACTGGCCGAGGCCGCCAACAAGGCCTCAAGCCTGGGCGCGCGCAGCAGCACCATGCGTGCTCTGTCCGAGTCGCTGCGGGTGCTGATCGGGATGGAGCGCCAGGCCTACGGAATCCGCGACGAGATGCCAGAGCCGCCCGCCAAGGGCATGGAGCAGGTTTCCACGGCTGAGCTGCTGGCCATGCGCGATGCGCTGAAAGGCCGCGCATGAACCTGTCACCCGAGAAGCAAGCCGCGATGCTGGCCATGGTCGAGCGGGAGCTGGCCGGCCGGCAGCTGGAGCAGTACGGCCCCTATGCCAAGCAGCGCGAGTTCCACAAGGCTGGCGCGACCTTCAGCGAACGGCTGTTCATGGCCGGCAACCAGCTGGGCAAGACCAAGGCCGGCGGTGCCGAGTGGGCTATGCACCTGACGGGCCGCTATCCGGACTGGTGGGATGGCGCCACCTTCGAGAAGCCGGTGACCTTCTGGGCTGGCTCAGTGACCAGCGAGGCCACGCGCGACAACCCCCAGCGCATGCTGATCGGGCCGCCGGCCACGGTGGATGCCTGGGGCACCGGCATGATTCCGCGCGATGCGATCCGGGATACCACCCGCGCCATGGGCGTGGCCAACCTGTTGGATAGCGCCGTGATCCGCTGGGGCGGCGGCGGCGATGTGCAGGCTGGCGAGTCCATCATCGCCTTCAAGTCCTACGAGAAGGGCCGCGAGAAGTGGCAGGGCCCGACCGTGGACGGCGTCTGGTTCGACGAGGAGCCGCCCGAGGATATCTACTCCGAGGGCCTGACCCGCACCAACAACGGCCAGCGCGGGCAGTTTGCCCAGACCACCTTCACCCCGCTGCTGGGCATGTCCAAGGTGGTGATGCGCTTCCTGATGCCCGAGGCAAACGACCCCGGCGCCAATACCCGCAAAGTGACCAACATGACCATCTGGGATGTGGAGCACTACACCCAGGAGCAGAAGCAGACCATCGTGGCCAGCTATCCGGCCCATGAGCGCGAAGCCCGATCCAAAGGCATCCCGACATTGGGCAGCGGCCGTATCTTCCCTGTGGACGAGAACAGCATCAAGGTGCCGGCGTTCCCCATCCCCGGGCACTGGGTGCGCATCAACGGCCTGGACTTCGGCTGGGACCACCCCACGGCCGCGGTGCAGCTGGCCTGGGACCGGGACAGCGACTGCCTGTACGTCGTCCAGTGCCACCGCCAGAAGGAGGCTACGCCCATCCTGCACGCAGCCACGATCAAGGCCTGGGGCCCATGGGTGCCTACGGCCTGGCCGCACGACGGCCTGCAGCACGACAAGGGCAGCGGCGAGCAGCTGGCGATCCAGTACGCAGCGGCCGGGCTCAAGATGCTCAAGGACCGGGCGACTTTCGAAGACGGCAGCAACGGCGTCGAGGCCGGGCTGATGGAGATGCTGGAGCGCATGCAGACCGGGCGCTTCAAGGTCTTCGGCCACCTGGAGGACTGGTTTGGCGAGTTCCGCCTGTACCACCGCAAGGACGGGAAGGTGGTCAAGCTGCAGGACGACTTGCTGAGCGCCACCCGCTACGCCTTGATGATGAAGCGCAAGGCCATCACGCGGCCCATGCTGGCCCGGGTCGTGAGCAACGACTGGGCACCTCTGGACAGAGAGATAGGGTACTGACATGCAAGCAACCGAAAACCAAGGGGGCTTGCAGCCCCAGGCCGATGCCGGTGAACCCCAGCGAGATCTGCGCGGGGAATTCCTGATCACGCTGCAGAGCAAGCGCCGCGAGGCTATCGCCGGCCGAAGCGGCTCGGGCATCGAGGTGGAATGGACAGAGGACGAAGAGCACTACCAGGGCATCGACGACGCCAACCGCTCCTTCCAGAATGCCAACCAGCTCTACCGCAGCCGCAAGGCGGCCATCCTGGGAAGTGACGCAAGGCAGCCGCAGACGGTGCGCTCGGTGGTATTCATGAACATCACGCGCCCCTACGTCGACGCAGCCAGCGCCCGGGTGGCGGACATGCTGCTGCCGACGGATGACCGGTCCTGGGAGATCAAGCCCACGCCCCTGCCGCGGCTGAGCGGCATGCAGCTCAACAAACTGGCCGGCGCCATGGGCATGTCGGATGTGGTCCAGGTGCAGCAGCTGCTGGATGAGACCGCGGCCAAGGCCCAGGCAGCCGCCGAGCGCATGCAGCGCGCCATCGACGATCCCCTGGTGGAGAGCAACTGGCACGGCGAGGTCCGCCACCTGATCGAGGATGCGGCACGCATCGGCTCCGGCGTGATCAAGGGGCCGTTTCCGGTGATGCGCACGGCGCGGGTGACGCATATCAACCCCGTCACGCAACTGACCGAGTTCGTGAAGGTGGACGAGATCAAGCCCGGCAGCAAGCGCATCGACGCCTGGAACTTCTTCCCCGACCCGGCCTGCGGCGAGAACATCCACAACGGCAGCTACACCTGGGAGCGCGAGTTCATCGGCAAGCGGCAGATCAAGGAGATGCTGCAGGACGAGAGCTACGAGCAGGCAGAGCTGCTGGCGGTTCTGCGCGAGGGGCCGTCGCGTACCAGCGAGGGCACGGAATCGGTTTACCGCGCGAGCGACGACGAGTATGTGATGTGGATCTTCTACGGCTACTGTGCCCGCGAGCACCTGGCGCGCATGGGCGTGGGGCTGGAAGAGGGGGACGAGGACCGGCTGCCGACCATGGCCGTGATGATCAACGACAGGCTGGTGAAGGTGGTGCTCAGCCCGCAGGAGAACGGCGACTTCCCCTATGACGTGCTGGCCTGGCAGCGCAGGCCCGGCCTGCCCTGGGGCATGGGCATCAGCCGCCAGATCCGCACCGTGCAGCGCATGCTCAATGGCAGCGTGCGGGCCATGATGGACAACTCCGGCCTGTCGGCCGCGCCTCAGGTTGTGATCGGCAACGGCGTCACCCCCATGGATGGGCGCTATACCCTGAGCCCTGGCAAGGTCTGGCGCGCCGATGCCAATGCGGATGTGCAGGACGTGCGTGCCGCGTTTTCCTCGTTCGTGGTGCCCAGCGTCCAGGGCGAGCTGATGAACATCATCAACTTCGCCTTGAAGATGGCCGAGGACACCACGGGCATGCCGGCCATGCTCCAGGGCATCCGCGGCGACGCCCCCAACACCCTGGGCGGCATGCAGATGCAGAACAACAATGCCACCAGCGTGCTGCGGCGCCTAGCCAAGCGTTTCGACGACTACATGACCCGGCCGCACATCCTGCGCTACTTCGATTGGATGATGGTCTACAGCGATGACGAGAGCATCAAGGGGGACTTCGAGGTCGACGTGCGCGCATCGTCGGCGCTGGTCGAGCGTGACGCTCAGCAGCAGTTCCTGCTGCAGATTGTGGGCCTGGCCCGCGATCCAGCCTACGAGATCGACCCGGCCAAGCTGTTTGCCGAGCTGTGCAAGGGTCAGCGCCTCGACCCCAAGAACTTCCAGCTGGACGAGCAGCAGAAGGCTCAGCGCGCCCAGCAGGGCCAGGACCTCACGGCGCTGGCCAAGGCCAAGCTGCTGGAGGCCCAGGCTCGCAAGGCCAATGCCGACGCCACCAATACCGGCATGGAGACGTTGTACAGCGGCGTACAGACGGGCCAGCTCATATCGATGAATCCAGCCGTGGCCGGCCTGGCCGATGGCTTGGCGCGCTCGGTGGGCTTCGAGGATCAGGATGCCGGGCCCATCGTGCCCCAGCTCTCTGGTCAGCTAGGCGCGGAGCACCAGGCTGGGCCCGCCGCCATGCCGGCCAACACCGACCCGCTCACGCCGCTGCACCCTGACAGCCCGTTGTTGGGTGTGCGCCAGGGCATCGAGACCCCGGCAGCGGACGGCGCGCAGCGCTGACCCCCGGCTGAGGTTCGCCAGCGGCGCCCGGCCTGGGAACACTGGCAGCCATGACCAAGGGCCTGGACTTCAATTCGCCGACGTGGCGCGCGCTCGAGCAGTTCGCTTCTGAGCAGATCGTCACCCTGCGCGAGAAGAACGACAGCCCGACCATGGACGCTATTCGCACCGCTGAACTGCGCGGGCGCATCGCGGCCTGGAAAGAACTGCTGGCGCTGGCCCAACCGGCCCCGGCACAACCCGCCGACGCTGGTGGCCACGGCTACTGACCTCGGCACGCAACACAGGAGTGCATGACTCATGAACGTAGACCAGCAGGAGCAGGACGCATTCGAACGCAGCTTTGCTGAAGCCTCTGGCCTGGAAGCACTAGCCCCCGCACCGGCAGCGCCGGCCGCCGAGGCCCCGGTGGCTCCGCCAGTAGCAGAGCCTGCGGCGCCCGCAGCCGCTGAACCCGCCGAGCAAGCTCCTGCACCTGCAGGCGAGGGCGCCGCCCCCGCTGCGCCGGCTGCAGAAGAAGACCCGGAGGTGTTCGACGGCTTCAAGCGCAGCGAGGTCCAGCGCCTGATGGGCCAGGCCGCAAAGGTGGAAGGCCTTGAACTCCAACTGCGCAAGGCGCACGGGAAGATCGGCGAGCTCAACGGCCGCCTGCAGACGCCTCCCGTTGCGCCGGCCGCTGCTCCGACGCCCACTGCGGCGCCCGAGCTGTCGGCTGAAATGCAGCAGTTCGAGCAGGACTATCCCGATGTGGCCGCCTACGTTCGTGGTCTGGGCATCGCCCCACCAGCGCAGTCCCCGG